TAGGGGTATGGTCACCGTGAACGGCTATCCAGTTAGGTGCAAGGGTGAGCGGGTTCTTATGGAATGTGATGCCTAGCTCGTCGAACTTCATAAACTTTTCGAAGCGCAGTTCTGGCAAGGATAGGAAACTAGGGACTTTCTTCATGATGGTGTGGTAGAGACGATCCGTATGGTTGGAGCGGATGCAGTCGGTAACGCCTAAGTCCCAGAGAAGGTCGACGCATCGGTCGCGGTCATCGCTAAGGCTCTGCTCGTAGGCTAGAGGTGTACCCTCGCTCCACTTGCTAATGGTCTGGAAGTCGATCTCGTCACCGATGGTAACTGTCTGGTCTGGCTTAAAAGTCTTTAAGAATCGTGCTACGTTCTGGACTACATGGACATCCTCAAAGGGCACCTGTAAGTCTGACAAGATCACTATCTTCTTCATTAGTCCTCGTCATCGTCCTCGTATGGCATCGGGTCGATTTGATTAGGGAGCTTAGGCAGTATCCAGTCTGGATAGGCTTGAGGCTCTGTTATGATCGCAAGGCATAAATCTACCGCGAAACCTGCTCGGCGTAGGGCTTTATACATCTCGTTGATAGAGATAGCCCAAGCGTCTAAAGCGTTATAGGTGTCTAGGTCGATTGACTTCTTACGCGCCATAGCATTATTTTCCCTTGAGTAGTAGCTCCAACATAGCTTCGACACGCACTAGGCGGTCATTCATTGACGAGCCGGAATTAGGCTTTAGCTCCGCTAGGTAGTGCAATATCACGAATCGAAGAAGAGCAGCAGTTCCAGTCAGAACCGTCGCGCAGATGGCTACAATCGCAGCCCAATCTTGTGGAGTCATCGCTTAGGTGTGGCATAACCGAATACGCCCGCGACAACTGCGCCGAGGATAGAGCGATAATCTAAAGCAAAGTTAGACGTAGTTCCCCATACTGCGAGGAATGCGCCTAAGCTCATTACAATAGGGTTCTTCATGTTCATAGTGTTCCTCCTAGTAACGGGATATTAAAGAAGCTGCCATCTGCATCACCCTTTTTAGTGAAGCTGATATGGCAATGGTGAGAATGCGGAGAAGATCCACGATACACGCGCCAACGCCAACCCAAGCGAGGGCTAGCGATACGCCCATTGAAGATGACATAGGCAATCCGTTTGTCTCCGCGCTTTGCGGCAATCCGAATCTGGTCTGCAACGTCAGGCATGAGGTCTTGGTCTGATACTCCAGATAGATTCCTTGTAATGTCAATTGCCCGCACGATACCTTGTCCATCAGGATTGTGGTCAGAAGGACGTAATGCATGACGGGCATCGCCAAGCCACCCGTCACTCTTCCTTGAGCGGTTAGAGAAGGCATCGTCAAATTGCTCCCTTAACTGTTGCCCTGCTTTACAAAGTATTGGCTTCACGTTCCGCCTTACATTCTGCACATTCCCAGCGCTTTTGCTCATTGAGTAATAACGATTCATGATTACATTCTGGCATAGGTGCGATAAATGCGTCGTCTATGGGATCGTAGGTAAAGCCCACTCCCGCATAGTTATAACGAATCTTGCCCGTGTAGCTAGTCTGTAACCAAGTGCCGCCTAGGTTATCTATTAACCATTGGTAGCCTTCATCGCCGTTAGGGTCGTTGTTATCTCCTACGAGTACGCGAATGACTTTATTATTTTCGTCTAGTTCTGCCCAATGTGCCATTATGCCGCCCACCTCACGATAACAATTCCTGAACCGCCGTTACCTGTTGAAGAGCCTCCACCTGCTGCACCACCACCGCCTGAGCCTGTATTAGTTGCGCCAGATGTTGCAGGGAGTGAGTTAGTAGAACCATCTCCACCGCCGTTAGAACCAAGAGCCTGAGTAGGGTGAGAGAAACCTCCACCGCCTCCGGCGTAATATCCAGCCGTGCCAGTAGATGTAGCCGAAGCCCATGAAGAGTAAGTGTTAGAACCTGCTCCACCTGTGCCGCCTGTACCCGATGGATAAGTGCCTGTACCTGCTACGCCGGCACCTCCAGCTCCACCGCCACCGCCTGCGACGTTAGAACCTGCAGTAGAATTACCTCCTGCGAAACCTTGACCTGAGGTAGCAGTGCCACCCGTATTAGTTCCCGATGCTGCACGAGGTGCGCCACCTCCAGAACCGCCAGAGATACCGTTACCGTTATTGTAGGTACGACCTCCACCGCCACCGATAGCTGAGCTAAGTCCAGCAAAAGTTGAGTTTTCTCCACTAGCAGCATCGCCGCCAGATGAACCAGCGCCACCGCCACCAATTGTGATTGCATAGGAAGTGTTGAGGGATTGAGCTGCATAGTAGGCAAGTCCACCTGCACCACCGCCACCATCGTTACCGCCACCGCCTCCGGCGATGACTAGAACGTCTGCAGTAATAGATCCACCTGATACGGCGAGAGTTCCATTACCTGTAAATACGCGATAGTTATAACCGCCTGAGGTGTAAAGAGTTCCACCCGTTACCGTTACTGGTGGGGCTGGAAGTGAATGAACGCTAGTTATGCAATTAAGCAATTGCGCCCACCACGTACCAAGAGTTAGCAGCTACCTGAATGAGTGCAGCTGACTTGTACTGGTTAAGAACAGGGCTAGCAGATGTAGCACCTGCAGAGGCAACGGTTACGCCACCTGCGCCTGAGATAGTTACCGCTCCCGCGCCCTTGTTAAGTACGGTGATGACCGTGCCAACTGGGAAGGCTACGGATGCGTTGGTAGGAATAGTAAGAGTAGATGCGCCCGCGTTAGATCGTGTTACGAGTACCTGATACTGGTCGGTAAGAACAGGGGTGTAGCTAGTGCCTGTCTGATCATTGAGGGTAAAGGCTACTAGCCCGTTAGCAGCTGAAGCGGTGAGGATGTCACCTGTCGAGAAGGGAAAGCCTGTTGCCATTATTGTCTCCTAGTAGCCCATCATAGATACGCCAATTATACCGTAGGTTGAGCTTCCAACGATGAAGCCCTCCGCTATTGGTTCAAGGGTCGTAATAGTTGCGGTCATTTTGTTTGGTGTGATATCCCACGCTATGCCTTGGCATTGGAGGGTCTTTACAATAGTCGAGCCGTCTGGCTGGACGTTAGTAATCTTAAGGTTATCGAAGTAGTCGAGTCCTATCATGGTATTAGTCGGAACGGCTGTATCGAGTAGGTCGACTGTCATCTCGTCAATACGGATGGTTGTCTCTTTACGAGTAGCGACGTATTCCTTAGCGATGTTAGCGACGATAGCGTCGGTCTCTGCGACTAGGTTGTCCTGAGTAATACCGTGCGGAAAGTACTTATTCACCGAGTCAATATCTGTAACGCTTTGAGCCGCACCGCCGACACGGGTAAAGGTGGCTTGGTTGATAATGAGCTTATCATCGAATGAGTATTTAAGGTTTTTATATGGGATGCCAGTAGTTTGGTTAAACTCAATAGGATCAGCTGCAAGGCTAGACATAACCTCGGTGCGGTTCTTAAATACCGCTGTACCTGAGCCGTCCATATAGAACGCGCCAGTCTCAGAGAACTCGGCATTCTTAAGGGCTTCGAGGGATGTGCGGGATGTGCCAGGGTCAGCGACGCAGGTGTTGAGACCTGTCGCTACGGTTCTCATAGATGAAGGGAAAGAGACCTGATCTAATATCTTGCCGATACGAGTGCCTGTATCTTGTCCAGCTGTTGCCCCTGTAACGGTGGCGATGTTTGCCATCTGGAAGAGACGGAAACCATCGGCACAGACTAGGTCGACGTAGCCTGTTTCCTGACCTTGAGGGTAGGTATATTTATAGTCGGTGACATAGCCTGAGAATAGAAACTCCTCAGCTGTACCAGTAGTGGCAGAGATACGCACCTTACGCAGAGGGCTGAGGTAGCCATAGTAAGGGCTTGATGTGTTCTGAGGGTTAAAGTATGAGAGAGGGTCTAAGACTCGTACAGTAGCCGACCCTGCCTCGTATTGGTCTTTCTGAATAGAGCGACCGCGACGAATAGCAATCTGGTACACGTTAGGGGTGAGGTCAACTGTAGGTAGAACCACGTCGGACTCACCTAGGCGGGAGACTCCAAGTACGCCGTACTTAGCATCGCCAATAACGAAACCTGTACCGAATGTAGCGCCCGAGCTAAAGTCGAACGAGACGGCTATCTGTGCAGGTAATGCCATTAGCCGAACATCCCAGCAATACGTCCAATATCGGAACGCTTACCTGCTAGAGCGTTATAGTTCAAACCGTTCTGGACTGCATCGACTAGATCCTGCTCTGAAAGGACTGAGCCGTTAACTGTGATGTAGACATCTCCGGCAGAGGTAGAACCTGCTCCACCTGTTACCGCGCCTGATACCAAGCTAGATACTGTAGGGGTTAGGGTCATAAATGATTCACCGCGAGCCATTGAGCCGTTGCCACCGATAGAGGCTGCGAACTTAGCCTTAGCAATAATGTCATCTAGGAACTTAGACCAAGCCTCGAAAGGGTTCTTAGCGTCTGGCAAGGTAGTTAAATCCTTTGCTAGGCTCTTAGTCTTGTCGATTGAATTAGCAAGTTCTGTAGACAACTTAGCAGCTAAAGTATCGTTGCCTGTAAGTAGTGCTAACTGTAGCTCTAGGCGCAACTTTTCCTCTGCGCTAATCTTGCCCTGTAGCGCAGCGACTAGCCCAATCTTCTCAAGGTCAAAGAGAGCCGATTGCTTCTTGGCTGCCGCTTGCTTCTTTAGCTCGGCTGTATTCTTCTTTGTGTTCTTGACGATTTCCTTATCGGTCTTTAACTTCTCACGATTAAGGCGAGCATTGTTCTGATCTGTCATGAACATCTGGACGCTAGGGTTCTGTAAAGTCTTATTGCGCTGGACGTTGCCATAGGCTGCAACATCTTTGACTACCTTAAGAGCGTCACCTACTGGACCGAATAGAGCGACCTTACCTAGGATGCCGGAAAGCCATGACGGAACGGCTGCGTTAAGGTTCTTCATCTGTCCAACGAGAGAACCGAAACCATAGATAGCATCGGCGGTAAAGTCTGCGAGGGACTTCATAGATGCTGCTAAGTCCTCGACGCTAGTATCTCCAGCGATGAGCATGAGGGAATCGACTAGACCCTTACCAATAGTCTCTTGAGCTTCACCCGCTGCGACCTTAAGGACTTCCATCTGCCCGGCGTAGGTCTTTAGATAAGCCGCGTTAGATCCCTTGAACTGGTCGTTAAGTTTCTTTTGGACTGCAGCGAAGTCCATAGTTTTTAACTCTGCCTGAGATAAACCGAGGTTATACTTCTTGAGTCCCTTAGTATTTCCTACATAAGCATTAGCCAAGTCCTGCACTACTGTCCCAAGTTCAACGCCAGAACCGCGAGAGATTTCAATCGCCTGTGTTAAGAGTTCTTGGGACTTGAAATAATCGCCAGTCTGAGAGATGAGTTTCTGCATAGCAGGACGTAGCACGTCATCTGCGACCCCTGCAGTCTGGGAAAGCTGAGATATAAAGGTTTCCATCTGAGGCGCAGCAAAAGCGATTCCGAGGTTCTTTAAAGTGTTAGCAAGTAGAGCCGCGCTCTTCTCATCCTCGGCAAATGCCTTGACGGATGCCTTACCGAATGCGATAATCTTGTCAGCTGCGAACGCACCAGCTAAAGCCTTGGCAAGTTTCTTAGCGCCCTTTTCTAGCTTGTCGGTTGACTTGTCAGCATCCTTGAACGCCTTCTTACCTGTGAACTCGGAGGCGATGTTAATGACTAGATTGCTCATACGGTACTCCTAAGATTTAATTTGTTAGCAGCGCCGTCGATTGCTTTGATTACTGCATCTGTTGCCTTGCCTTGGTTCTCTTCATAGGCTCTAAAGATTGCGCGACCTTGCATCTTGTTCTTGCCTTTAAGTTGTCCACCCATACGAGGGCTAAAGTTTCCTACGAGTCCAGACTTACGTCCAGCGGTTTCATAGATTGCTCCCGCTGCAGACTTGTTAAAGATGGATACGAGGGAACGGAAGCCCTTGCGATTAGGCTTTGAAGGTGTAGTTTTATATCCGATTCCGCTTCGTGCTGTCATGGCATCATAGCCACGATCTCCAGACCAGCGACCGCCACCCTCGACGTTCTTTACCCATCCGCTCATAGCTTGACCCTCGGAAGGTAAGTACCCGCGAGCAGCCTTGACGATAGGCTTCAAAGCTGCTGCTAGTTCCTTAGAGGTTTCCTTAGCAAGGTCTGGCTCAAACTGTCTAAGAGCTTTACGAAGTGCGAGAGCGCCCTTTACCTCTGTTGGCATTCTCTCGCTCCTTCGCTAGGTCATTCAATACTTGGATGTGAGCCTTAAACGCCATAGGGCTTAGGTTCACTACAGACTCGAACGGAACTCCGTATTCATACGATAACCTCGCGGCTGTGTAGGTTACGGAGTTCCGATCTAGCCTAAAGGGTCAGACTCTAAGACCTCGACCCCTTTAATTGTCTCAAGGAATGCCTCGCCGAATGGCTTGACGGTTTCCCCTGAGCGACGGATAGCCTCCCAGCAAAGCCAGTACACTGAACTCTGCATCTGATCTTCCAAAAGGCTCTTATGGAAACCCTTCTTAAAATGCTGTTCAAAGGAATACTCAATAACTGGGGTTATCTCGAATTCCTGTACTGAATTGTCTGCCCTTGTGACTTTTAACTTTGCCATGTTCTGCCCCTT